CGATTTTTTTCGCAAGTTTTTTTATCTTTTTTTATTTTATTTTCATATGCAAATGATAATCATTCGCAACTCGCGCCCCTATAGGGGGCGGTTCTTAGGACTTGACCTAGCTTGCACGCGGCGGGCACCTGCTCAGAAACTTTACAAGGGAATTTTTGAAAATTTAGGGAGAAATCTTGACATACCTTAAAGGTAGTATTATACTATTTATAGAAATTTTAAGAGGGGACAACTATGGAAGAAAAATTTAAATATGGACCATTAATCTGGAATCATGTTCAAGAGGAAGATGATTCAGGAAACTATTGGTGGCCGGGATTACCACCTGTTGAGTATGATAGCCAGGGTATTCCTTTAGATAATAAGGGATTACAATGTTTACCTATCTCTTCTCCGGTTCACCCTGATTACGAGTCAAAAAACTCCGTTTTTAATATATCTATAAATGACTACTTACCTTCGATAGAGGAATGGTCAGAATGGTTTGATGAACATTTTATTGAAATTTCAGAAGATCGTATAAAGCGTGAGATTCTTAAATGGTATTCAAGACAAAGTGGAAAAACTGTAGAATTTTTTAAATTACAGGAAAATTGTAATACACTTGATGAAATGGTAAAAGCAGTATGGCAACCAGACGAAAACAAATAATTGATGGTCTTATCATAGAGCTAGGACAAACTCCTGATATAGACTCTTCAAATGTGTTTAAGCATTTTAAATATATGGAAGAGATAAATGATTTTCCTACTGTTTGCCTTACTCCTGGCTCAGAAAGTCGTGAAGAGCTTGGAGCTAATCGAAGGCTAGGCAGTATAGGTGTTGCACTCCGTGGATATGTTTTTGATGAAAATAATATTGACACAGCTGAGATTTTTGCACAAAATGTAGAATCAAAGGTAGATTCTTTTTCTGCAAATGTAGCTGCAAAAGCTAATGGTGTGTCAGATGCACGTGTTGTTAGTTTTCGCACTGATGAAGGACTTTTTCAGCCATATGGCGTTGCAGATTTAGAAGTTGAAATTTTATATGACTTGGATGAAAATGTATGACGTCAAATGCTATTGCACCAACAACTACAGTCGATGCACTTAATAAGACACTTGAGGCACCTCCGCTCGATCCTGTTGTATTGGCTATTGCGAATGATTATCTCTCTGGTAAATCTGTTGAAGAGATATCTGAAGAATATGCGGTTTCCCAGGATCGGATAACATCCGTTATCGAAAAGAAAGAAGTAAAATCATATATTGATAATGTATTCGCTACGCAAGGTTACTTAAATAGGATCAAGCGAATTAACCTTATAAATCAAGTAATTGATCAAAAAATTCAAGACGCTGTTGAGACTGGTATATATTCCAAAAAAGATCTTCTTGACTGGATGAAACACCTCCACGAAGTGGAGACAGCTTTAAAACCAAAATCAACTGGACCTGCTGTTGCAGTACAGATTAATAATTATGATAAATTGATGAAGGACTTAATGGAATGACAACACAAATGCCGATGGATGGTGGGAACCAAGCTATTAACGTTCTCGGCCTAAAACCCGGTAAAGGGCATCAAGTTCCATTCACTTCTAGTTCGGCCAATACATCACCGGAAATTTCCGAAACGATCTCCGTTGTTACGGTTTATTCTACCGCTGATTGCTTTATTCAAACGGGAGATGCAGATGTAACGTGTACTACGTCGAATGGACATTTTTTACCTGCATCAACTATAATTGACCTTGGACTTGGAGGGGGTATACAAGTTCGTAATTTTGATAAATATTTATGTGTAATAGGGAGCAGCGGTTCTGGAACTCTGTATGTAAGCGAGCGTAAATAATGACTGGCCTCGGACTTGGGCTAGGTATCTCTTCTGGCGGAATTGGGGGAGGTGCCGTAAGTTTTCTCTATTTAATGACTCAAGATGGTGACATTTTAATTAGTCAAAAAAATAGAGGCGAACCCTCAAGTCCTGCGTTTCTGGTTTATGAGCCAAACGATGATATAACATCTGATACATTACCAGAACCTACTGAATTACTACTATCACAAGACAGTAAATTCTTACAGACTCAAGACGGACGTTTAATTGCGCAAAACTCTGCTGACAGACCTTATGATAGGCTTATGAGCCAAGATGATAATAATATGATAACACAAGCCGGTGACTATTTAGTCTCTGAGCAGGTATCGTAAAGAGAGATAAAATATGGCTAATGTAAAAATTACAGACCTTACAGCACTTTCTGGCTCAGATGCCGTAGATGCCGATGCTTTTGTTGTTGTTGATATAAGTGCTGATCAAACTAAGAAAATAACGCGTGCAGAACTTACAACTGCAATTTCTGCTGCTAATGATTATGTAACTTATACGCAACTTAACGCTAATTTAAATACAACTACTGCAAACGTTACCGCCGTTGAAACGAGACGTACAAATAATATCGCGGGTGCTATAAGTACTGTATTAACAGGTGATTTAACAGCTTCACGGGCAATGGTAACTAATGGTTCGGGTAAGATTGCTATAAGCGATGTTACTGCTACTGAACTTAGTTATTTAGACGGAGTAAGTTCAGCGGTCCAGACGCAAATTGACGCAAAAATCGCGACGACTACTTCCGCCTCGAACGACTATGTGACATATACGAGATTAAATGCAAACTTAAATACTACTACGTCAAACGTTACCGCAGTAGAGACACGACGTACTAATAATATTGCAGGTGCAATAAGTTCTGTTCTAACATCAGACCTAACAGCTTCTCGTGCGATGGCTTCCGATGGATCAGGTAAAATTGCTATAAGTGATGTAACAGCTACCGAGCTAGGATATCTTGACGGTGTTACTTCTGCGATTCAAACACAGTTTACTGGGGCCGAGACAAGACGTACTAATAATATCGCAGGAGCTGTATCTACCGTTACCACTTCTGATCTTACTGCCGATAGAGCTGTAATATCTAACGGTTCTGGTAAGCTAGCTATAAGTGCCGTCACCTCAACTGAAGTTGGGTATCTTGACGGAGTTTCCTCTGCAATTCAAACACAGTTAGATGCTAAAGCAGCATTAGCAGGTGCAACATTTACTGGACAAGTTAATTTTAATGATGATGCTGTTATTACAGGTAATCTTACTGTTAATGGTGATACAGTTACTGCTAATGCAGTAAACTTAATAGTACAAGATCAATTTATTGCATTATCTAATGGTGGTACTTCATCTATGGATGTTGGTATCTTTTACAATAGAGGTACTGAAGGTAATGCTGCTGTTTGGTATGATGCTTCAGCTTCGTCTTTCTATTTGTCAGAAACAAAAGACCCCTTTTCTAATACTACGGTTAAACCAACTTCTGCAGCTAATTTAAATGTAGGTGCTCTTACTACTTCTTCTATTACTCTTGGTGCTACTGCTATAACAGCAACAGGTACAGAACTTAATTATGTTGATGGTGTTACAAGTGCTATACAAACACAGCTTGATGCTAAACAAGCTACTATTACAGGTGGTGCTACAACTATTGACACAGAAGATTTAACAGCTTCTCGCGCATTAGTAAGTAGTGGTTCAGGTAAAGTTGCTGTAAGTGATGTAACAGCTACTGAACTTGGTTATCTTGATGGTGTTACCTCTGCAATTCAAACTCAATTTACAGGAGCAGAAACTAGACGTACTAATAATATTGCTGGTGCTGTTTCTACAGTAACAACTTCTGATCTTACTGCGGATAGAGCTGTAATATCTAATGGTTCAGGTAAGTTAGCAGTAAGTGCTGTTACTTCTACTGAGATTGGGTATCTTGATGGTGTTACAAGTTCTATACAAACACAGATAGACGCAGCAGGTGCAACTTTCACAAATGCTGCGTATACTACAACTACTGCTAATTCATATAATATAGGTACAACTGTTGCAAATATTAATGAGACAGAAGTTTATCTTGATGGGGTATACCAAATTAAAAGTCAATATGTTATGGCAAACTCTTCTCATAACGTACAATTTAAAGAAGCTACGTTTACAGCAGGAATCAGTTTAGAAATAGTCGCGCATACTTAAAAATTTTAATTGACACTTAATTATAGTAACGTTATACTTAATTAAATTACACGAAAGGTGACTTAAATGGTTACTAGAGTCGGAAAATTTGTTGGAGGTCTTGGTCAAGACATTACCAATATTGCAAATGCACATGCTACTGAAAATAGAATAGCATTTGGTGCAGCTTTAAATCCAGTTGCCAATGTTCATGTAACTGGTAATGTTTTTGCTACTACTACGATACATGCTCATACAGGTTTTTTAGTACCTGATGATGGTGATATTGGTTCTCTTAGCGCTACTGATGCTATGCAAATTAGCTCTGCTGGTATTGTAACATTTAAAGATGATATTAAGATTAAAGATGGGGGAACAATAGGGGTTGCATCAGCAGCTGATGCTATGACTATTAGTTCCGCAGGTATAGTTACCTTTAAAGACGATATTTTAATCAAAGATGGCGGGACAATAGGCGTTGCTTCTGCTGCTACTGCCATTACTATTGCTTCAACAGGTATCGTAACATTTGTAGATGACATCGTTGTTAAAGATGATGGTACTATAGGGAGTGCATCGGCTCCAACAGCTATGACTATTGACTCATCTGGTATTGTCGCGTTTGTTGACGATATTAAAATTAAAGATGCTGGTACAATTGGATCTGCTTCAGATCCTGATGCAATTGCAATCGGAGCAGATGGTGATGTTACACTAACTCAAGACTTAGAACTTCAGCATGATGGTGCTACAATTTCTTTTGGCGGAAATGATGAAATTGTTTTAACACACGTTCATGATACTGGATTAGCATTAACAGATACGGGAGGATCACCTACCTTTCAGTTACATGATGCCGGTGAATCTATATCTTCTGACGGCAGTAAACTTATTCTTACATCTAATAGTGTTGCTTTTAATATGCCAACTGCTGACGGTAATGCAGATCAGGTTTTAAAAACAGATGGGTCAGGAACTTTATCATTTGTTGACCAATCAGCAGGAGAGGTTAATCCAGCTACTGAATTAGCTACAGATACAGATTGTGGAACTGCTTCATCTGCAACTAATGACGCATTTGGCCAAGCTGTATCTGCATTAACAGTATTAGATTTATTAACAAAAGCTGAAAATGCTTTAGGCACCGTAGATATGGGTGCATTATCATAAGGAGAATATAAATGCCTACACAATTACAACTTCGTCGCGGCACGACGAGCCAAAATAATAGTTTTACAGGGGCAGTTGGAGAACTTTCTCTTGATACTGATTCAGAAAACATTCGTATGCATGATGGCAGTACTGCTGGTGGTATAGAAATTATTCCATCAGGAACTGTAGTAGCATATGGAGGTGGTACTGCGCCAACAGGATATTTAATATGCGATGATTCTGCTGTATCTCGTACTACTTACGCTCGATTATTTGCTATTTTAGGAACTACTTATGGAGCAGGAAATGGAACCACTACTTTTAATGTTCCTGATTTACGTGATAGACTTCCTCTAGGTAAAGGAACTAATAATAGTACACTTGGCGGAGAAACTACTGGAGCATCTGCTTCTGCTGTTAAAGCAACAGCTTCTGGATCAGCGTCTTTAACGACAACTACAGGTACTTTTGCAACATCAGCAAAAGACTCCTCAACCGCTACTGCATTAACAGGAGTTACTGCTGGAGGCCATACTCATAACTTAACATTACCCGTACAGGTATTTAATTATATTGTAAAGCTTTAGTATCGTGGCGGAGACCAGGGAGCTTGACCAGATACAAGCAGAACTTGAGGTTCTTCACGAGAGGTCACAAAGTAATAAACTTAACATAGCCTCTCATGAAGCTACGTGTGAAGAACGTTATCACAACATTCTTCAACTACTTGAGGCTTCCCAAAAACAACATGACGAGATGCATAAAGAAATACAAACATTAAATAGTTTGGCAACTCAAGGACAATCAACTATAAAAACTCTTTTTTATGTAGGTGGTTTTACAACGGCAGTTGCTGGTTTTATTTATATGATAATGCAAATTTTTCCCAAATGAGAGACAAATTTTTTAAGCTTAAAATCCAAAAACTTTTAGATCGTTTACCTACACCTATTCAGTTTAACGAAGCGCAATGGGCTATGGTATATGGTTTAGATAAAAATCGTTTTTGGGTACAGATAGCTGCTAGACGAACAGGTAAATCATATGCTGCTTCAGTACTAGCTTTTGCAAAACTTTTAGAGCCTGGACAACAAGTTATGGTTGTTGCACCTAATTTTTCATTATCTTCTATTATATGGGATTATGTAACAGATCTTATTAAAAATCTTGGTATTGAAGTTGATAAATTTAATCAAAAGGATAAAGTTGTTAAACTTATTAACGGTTCTATTTTTAGATTACTTTCAGCTAATAATAGAGATTCTTTAATTGGTCGTGCTGCAAACTTACTGATTGTAGATGAAGCAGCAGTTATTCCAAATGACGAATATTTTATTAGAGATTTACGACCTGCACTTTCTACTTATAGAGATTCAAGATGTCTTTGGATATCAACTCCTAGAGGAAAAGGTAATTATCTTTATAATTACTTTCTTAGAGGAAATGATTCTGAATTTCCAGAGTGGGGTAGTAGTCTTTTTACATATAGAGCAAATCCTTTATTATCCCAAAATGATATAGATGAAGCACAAAAAGCAATGTCTAGAGCTATGTTTGCACAGGAATATGAATGTGAATGGACTACTACAGAAGATCAAGTTTATGAATCTTTAAATGAAGAAAAACATATTGGTGATTATGTAGGTGAAAGATTTACTGAAGTAATTGCTGGATTAGATGTTGGTTATAGAGATGAAAATGTTTTTGTAGTTGTTGGAACTAATGGTAAACAGTATTGGATAATAGACGAATTTATATCTAAAGAATCTACAACATCAGAACTAGCAGGTAATATTCAAGAAAAAATAGAAGAATGGAATATAGATAATATCTATATTGATTCAGCAGCTCAACAGGTAAAAGCAGATTTTGCATATGATTATGATATTTATTGTGAAAATGCGATTAAATCTGTTAATGATGGAATAGCTTCTTTACAAGTATTAATAGAACAAGATAAATTATATTTTGATGTAGAAGGTGGTGCTCACTCTTTTTCTGCTATGTCATCTTATAAATGGAATCCAAATACTGAAAAACCAAAACCAATTCATGATTGGTCTTCACATCCATGTGATGCTATTAGATATGCAATATACACACATCAGAAAATGAGTAATATTTCCATATATGCTTAGACTAATTATACTAAATTATAAAAGACCTGAAAATGTTAAAAAAATTGTTTTTTCACTTTGGAAAATGTTTCCAAAGATAACTGTTATTAATAATAATCCTGAGTACAGATTACCTTATTGGGGCGGTGAGTTAGATGTAATTAATAATGAAAAAAATTATTTTTGTATGGAACGATGGATTCGTGCTTATGAATACCCAGAAGAGTATAAATTAATTTTAGATGATGATATTTTACCATCACCAAAATTAATAAAAAATATGGTTGAATCTAATTTACCAATTACAGGAATTTATGGAAAGAGAGGAGTAAGTACAGCTAATAGTTATGATCAGTTAGAAGATGTTTGGAGTAATGGAGAAGTTGATTTTCTTGTAGGTTCTATAATTTTAGTAAAACAATCTATACTAAATGAAATACAATCTTCACTTGAAAAAATAGGATATCCAGAAAGAGGTGATGATATAATTGTAAGTTATTTACTAAAACGTAGATTACAAGTACCCTTAAAATTAACCCCAGGTCGATTTATGTTTCTTCCTGAAGAAGACGTTGGATTAAATAAGGATATTCACCATTTTACAAAAAGATGGAACGTGATTAAAAAATTTCAAAATATTGGTTGGACAGAATAGTAATAAATGGATAATATGGATGTATTAAAGAGATTTCCGATAAAGTATGTTCGGGACTATATTAAAAAAGATTATAAGATTCGTGATAAATGTGTAATTTGTGGAAGTAAAGAGAATTTAGAACTTCATCATCTTTATAGTTTATCACAACTCTGGCAAAAATGGTGTCTTGATAATAATTTCAAACAAGTTACCGGAGTAGAAATTATAAAACAGTTACGAGTTAGATTTGCAAAAGACAATAAAGAGTTTTTAAAGTCATCTAACTTATATACATTATGTAAATTTCATCATACGAAATTACATACTTTATATGGACAAAATTATTCTAACCACTTAGTACCTAAAGTAAAAAAGTGGATTGGACTTCAAAAGGAAAAGGCACTTGGCGGAAATAACTAAAGAAACACCGAGATGGAGGGAATGGTTAAGTGAAAAACTTAATCCGGCCCAACCGTCAATTGCATCACTTGAACCTTTCGCGTCTCCTGAAACAATCGTTGATTTTGAACAGGCTTATCGTGAGATTGAGATAATACATCGTGCAGTTGAGATGGTAATCTCTGCATGTGTAGATACACCTCTTAAAATTACTGGTAATACCCCTGCTAAAAAAGTTAATAAACTTTTAAATATACGACCCAATCCTTTTGAGGATAGGGTCCGTTTTTTCAGACGTGCTCTTTTAGATTTTCATCTTGACGGCAATGCATTTTTTTACTACGATGGTAATGATTTATATTTGTTACCAGCAAACGATGTTGAAGTAGTTCCTGATCCACACACTTTTGTAAATCATTATAACTATATGGTTACTAATCAACAGAGTTCAGATTTTTTTGGATATAATAAGCAAACAAGAAAGAGTGAATCCATAAGGTTTGAAGCAAATGAAGTTATACATGTAACTAATGAGAATACAAATAGTATATTCAGAGGAACAAGTAAGTTAAAACCGCTTTTACGTTTAATTGAACTTTATTATTATATGATTAATTTTCAAAGGCAGTTTTTCAAGAATAATGCAATACCAGGTTTTGTACTAACTACTGATAATATTTTAAGTAAACGAGTTAAAGAACGACTTTTAGAAGGATGGAGAAACTCATATACAACTATCTTTGATAATGCTAGGCATCCAGCTATTTTAGATGGAGGATTAAAGATAGATCAGTTTTCACAAGTTAAATTTCAGGAACTTGATTTTGAAAACTCAATAGAAAGAATTCAACAGGATATGGCAAAGGCGTTAGGTGTGCCATATGTGTTATTAAAGAGTGGTAACAATGCTAATATTGATGCTAATCAAAAACTCTTTTATCAACACACTGTTATGCCGATATTAAACCAATTTTGTAGTGCGTTTATGTTATTTTTTAACAATGGAGTACAAATTAAGCCTGATAAGCTTTCCATACCGGCACTTAGACCGGATGAACGTACACAAAGTGTTTATTTCTCGACTCTTGTTAATACAGGTATTATAACACCAAATGAAGCAAGAACCGGGTTAGGATATCCATCAATTGATGGAGAGAACAGCATTAGAGTACCACAGAATATTACTGGTAGTGCTACCGATGCTACTCAAGGGGGCAGACCTCCCAACGAAGAGTCTGAAACTCTAGATGAAGAAGGAACAAGCGATGAAGGATAAAATGCTATTTCTACACAGCGAGATTGAGAAAGCTTCATCCTCTAAAAAGGATAAAAGTCTTAAAATTGCTGGTTATGCAAATACAACATCCAAGGATCGTGCAGGTGATATAGTTACTGCTTCTGCATGGGCTAAGGGTGTTGATGACTTCAGACGCAATCCAGTTCTTCTTTACCAACATAAGCATGATTGCCCAATTGGTAAAGTTAATAAGATTACTGTGGATAAAAAAGGTATTTTTGTTGAAGCTGCTGTAAGTGATGCAGCAGAAACTAACCACGGTATTCAGACCCTGATAAAGGACGGCGCTCTCAAGAGCTTTAGTGTCGGTTTTAAGGTTAAAGACGGTAAGTATAATCGTGATGAAGACTCAATGTACATCACTGATGTGGAACTTTTAGAGATTTCAGTTGTAAGTGTTCCTTGCAATCAAGAATCTTTATTTAGTGTTCGTAAAAGCTTTGAGACCGATGATGATTACGAAAAGTTCGTAGAGTCATTCAAGTCTGAAGAGACTACATCTAAAGATGAGAAAGCCGCTAAAATTAAGGCTGGAATCACTGACTTAGCAGAAGGTCATTATCATACTGTTGAAATGGATAAGAATATGGATGGTGTAACAACTTACGCTTCCCATATGGCAAACCATGCACATAGAATTAAAAATGGTGTGCTTGAAGCTGCTGATGGTCATACACATGAAATTAGTATGGTCGGTGTAGCAGTTCATGATACAGTTGGTCCTGATCATGATGCTGACGTTAGTGAGCGTCCTCTTTCACCTTCAGAACAAGAATCCGTATCTCAAGATGAACCAAAAGTTCATGCAGAAGGACACGGGCAAGTATTGCCTGTTGCTGAAGCAAGTATTGAAGAAATGGAAATTGAAGTGAAAGAAGAAGAAGGAGTTGAAGATATTGCAGAAATTAAAGAAAACGAAGATGAGGATGAGGTAGAACACGATTTAGACCCAAATACTCAGATTCCATTTCTTAATTTACTTGCAACAGAAACTTCTGAAATCAAAAATGGTGATTTTGTAAAGTATGAAAAAGGACGGTATAAAGTCACAAAAATTGCAACTGCCCAAAGTCCCACTTTTAAATTTTTAGAGGTTGACTTACAAGGAAAAGATTGTGATAATAATGTTGATGTTGACGCAGCTAATATTTT